TGCTTACGCTATTGGCCTACCTCATCTCATTGGCGGTCTGTCTGCCGCTCTTACTGGCTCTCTCCGCGCTCTACTGGACAGTGCTCACATTAACAACGCCGCTACTATGCTTAAGCTCAAGGGCGCGAAGATTAGTGGGCAGTCTCAGCAGGTCGATGTAACCCAGATCATTGAGATTGAAGGCGCGCCCGGTGTGCAAGACATCCGGCAGATCGCTATGCCGATGCCCTTCAACCCACCAAGCGATGTGCTCTTCCAACTGCTTGGCTTCTTGGACAAAGCCACGAGTTCTGTGGTCACGACGGCTGAAGAGAAGATTGCCGATGTGAATGCACAGTCGCCTGTGGGCACCACGCAAGCATTGATCGAGCAAGGCTCTCAAGTCTACTCATCAATCCATGCGCGCCTGCATGCATCACAAGCTCGTGTGTTGAAGATTCTGTGCCGCCTGAACCGTTGGTACTTTGACGACATGCAAAAAGCAGACATCGTGTCTGACCTTGAGATCACGCGCGAAGACTTCTCCAAGAACACCGATGTACAGCCGGTGTCTGATCCCAACATTTTTTCTGAGACTCAGCGCATGGCGCAGTCTCAGGCAGTGTTGCAGTTGGCACAGCAGTTCCCTGATCAGTTCAAGATTGGGCCAGTGATTGCTCGCATGCTCAAGCAAATGAAAGTGCCCAACATCAACGACATCATGAATGATGTGCCTGCACCTGAGCAACGCACCTCAGCAGATGAGAATGCGGCAATGCTCGTGGGCCAGTCAGCCTATGCGTACATCCAACAAGATCACATTGCTCACATTCAAGACCACTTGCAGTTTGCTATGAATCCGTTCTTGGGCCAAAACCCATTTGCAGACCCGGCATACCTCAACAACTTGATCGAGCATTTGAAACAGCACATGACCTTGTGGTACTTGAACCGCTCGAATGGCTATGTGCAAGAGATGACCGGCAAGCCAATTGACGACTACGATAATCCGAACCTCACACCGACCATCGACAAGGTCTTCACGACCATTGGCGCCCATGTGATGTTGGATGTCAATGATGTGTTTGGTGACTTGATGCCGTCGTTCCAGAAGATCATTCAAATGGCTCAAGAGCGCAGTCAACCCAAGCCACCTCCAATACCACCTGATGCACAAGTGGTACAGCAGACAAGCATGGCTGAGACACAGCGCAAGACCCAGAAAGATCAGCAAGACGCTCAACTGGCTCAGGCTCGTTTGGCTCTGGATCAACAAAAAGCTCAGATGGACAATCAGACTAAGATTGCCATTGAGAACGCCAAGATGACGCATGAGACGATTCGACAAGCGGCTCAAGCTCAAGCACAGGTACCTCAAATGCCTGTGACACCACCGGCCCCACAAGGGCCACAACCTCAACCACAAGGAGCTCCAAATGGCAACATCTGATTACGAACAGAGAACCATTGATGTGCCGCAACACAAGCGTATCGCTCAAGGCGAAAAACTTGACGGCACTTCAATGCAACCTAAGGGTGGAAGTCAATCTTCCTCTGAAGGTAAAAAATCTGGCGGTCTGGCACATGCTGTGACCAAAAAGAATAAATGATTGAGCAACTGATCCATAGGATCAAATTACGACAAGACGAGTTGAAGGTGGCTCTATCCGTAGGGGCGCCAATCAATTGGGAGTCGTACCAACGATTAGTCGGTGAGCATCAAGGGTTGCAAGCAACCTTAGACATTATTGACAACATCTTGGAAGAAGAAGAAGGCAAACTTTAACCAATGCGCTGATTAAGCGCGCTTATGCACCTGAAATATGGTGATGGAGATTTAAAAATGAGTGACATTAAAGACATCCCTACCATCGAGGGACAATCAGGAGCGCCTAACGCCGAAGAAATGGCATGGGCGTTCCCTGATGTACCGGCAGGACAAGCTCCTTACGGTGGTCGTGTGATTGTGCAACTGCGTCGAATCAAAAAGAAGGCAGGCCGCATCATCATCGTCGATGAAACCAAAGAAAACGAAAAGTGGAACAACATGATCGGCAAGGTCGTGGCAATTGGGCCGCTTGCTTTCAAGAACAGGGACACCATGCAACCATGGCCTGAGGGCTCATGGGCTGAGATTGGTGACTTTGTACGGGTTCCAAAGTGGGGTGGTGATCGTTGGGAGCGCAATGTCCCATCGGAAGCCGACCAAGAGTTTCAAGAACCCGTGTTATTCATGACGATTAACGACCACGAACTGATTGCTAAGGTCACTGATGACCCGCTTTCGTTCAAAGCCTATGTGTAAGGAGAAAAAACATGGCAGAAGCTAAAGAGAATATCGAAGTTGAAGAGCTAAATGACGGCTCTGCAACCGTCGAAGTGCCTGAAAAAATGCTCGAACCTGAAGTTGTTGAAGAACAAAACGGGTTTGATCGTGCAAAAGAGGCCAATGACGCGGATGCAGACAACCCAAATGACAGCGCAGAGGTGCGTGACGCAAAACGCAACCGTCGCCGGGCAAAAAAAGACCTGATTCGCAAGACAAATCAGGAAAAAGATGTCCGTCTTCAACAATTACAGCGTGAAAACGAGGAATTCAAGCGCCGCTTGAACCAGTTAGAGCGCAATACCAAGGCCGAACAGGTCGTCAAGATCGATAAAGCGGCTGACGACGCGATGACGCGCCTTGAATACGCCAAAATGAAGATCGCAGAGGCCACACAGGCCGGCGATGGACAGGCTATGGTGGCGGCTCAGACGCTGATGATGAATGCTCAAGAGGAAGTCAAGCATTTGCGTCAGTTGAAGAACCAAGCAGAGCGCAATTTGAAGCAACCCAATGACGCGCCCCCTGCAAACCCACAAGTTCAGCGCCTTGCAAAGGACTGGATGAACAAGAACCGTTGGTACAACCCTGCCAACAATGACTCTGACAGCAAGATTGCCAAAAAGGTCGATGAGATCATGGCAAATCAAGGTTGGAATCCGGCTGATCCCGAATATTGGGAAGAATTTGATAGCCGTTTGCAAAAAGAATTGCCTCATAGGTACAATGGAAACAATGACGACGGAAATCGTAATGTCAGACGACCAAGGAATGTTGTGACTAGCTCAGGACGAGAAGCATCAGCGGCATATGGGGGCTCTAACCGCTCCCAATTTGTACTTTCACCTGAAAGGGTGAGAGCTATGAAGGACGCGGGTGCTTGGGACAACCCTGAGCGAAAAGCTCGCATGATCAAAAACTTTATTGCGTTTGATCGCGCAAACCGTAACAACTAATCTAAGGGGAAAACATTATGGAATCTAGACTCAAAAAATCTTTGAACGCTAACGGACGCCAAGACCGTGAAAACGGGGAAGCAGGACGCGTAGCGCCTCAAGAAAAGTTCGCTTCGACACAGGAACGCCGAAAGATGTGGAGTGAGGAGTGGACGCAATCAGCATTGCCTAAGTTACCCGAAATGGACGGGTGGCACCTTTGCTGGCTTTCAACAACCAACAGCTATGACAGCATTGATAAGCGAATTCGCCTCGGCTATGTACCCGTTAAGTCGGAAGAGTTGCCCGGTTATGAAGATTATCGAGTGAAGTCAGGTGAGCATGTTGGCTACATATCATGCAACGAAATGTTGCTGTTCAAGCTTCCTATGGAGCTCTTCCAAGAGGTCATGACCCTCATGCATCACGACAAACCTCGTGAAGAAGCAGAGAAAGTCAAGATTCAAATGGAAAGCCTGCAGGGGCGTGACAGCTCAGGTCGTCCATTGGTACAAGTTGAAGGCGAAGGTATGGGCTCTTTTGATCAGCAACCAAACAAAATGCCCGTCTTTTCGGGTTAACTTCTTAGGAGAAACATATGTCTAGTACATCAGCTCCATTTGGTTTGCGCCCTGCGTTCCACCCTTCTGGTCTGGATCGCGCCCAAGCGCTTGCTAATGGAATTACCTCTGGCTATTCAAACAACATTTTGAAAGGCCAACCTGTTGCTTATTCAGCATCAGCCGGTGTCATCATCCCCTTGACAACCAACCCTGCTTCCGGCTCTGCCGTGGCTTGGTCTGGCGCCTTTGCAGGCGTTGAGTGGACTGATACAACTGGTCGCCGTCGTATCTCTAACTATTGGCCTGCAAGCACCGCGTACACCACCGGTTCCTGCGTTGCTTATTTCTACAACGACCAAAACATCGTGTACGAAATCCAAGCTGACGGCTCAATGGCTCAGACTACCATCGGTAACGAGTACAACTTCACCAATGTGACCGCAGGCTCTACTACCACAGGTCTGTCGCAAGCCACTTTGGGCTCTGCTACTGCCGCCGGTAATACCGTCCAAGGTCAAATGCGTGTCGTTGATTTGGCCCCCTATGTGGACAATGCGTGGGGCGATGCCTACACCATCGTTCGTGTCGTTAACGCACAGTCACAGTTCTTCG